AATTTATAGCGACTACATAGATCAAGACGCACCAGATCATAGATTATACCCACGTGGTATATTATTGTTTAACACTAGACGCAGTGGATATAACATTAAACGTTTTGTAAGTAACAAATTTAATGCAAATGATTATCCAGATTTACCCACAGTGCCAGGAGCTGATAGTTCATTACCTACAGTAAAAGATACCTGGCAAACAGCCAGTGGGTTAAAAGATAATGGTAGTCCATACATGGGCCGCCAAGCTCAAAGACGTATGGTAACAGCAGCCATGCAGGCTGCATTAATTACCAATACTGAAATTAGAGAAGATCAATTTGCATTTAACCTGATTGTTGCACCAGGGTACCCAGAATGTATTGATGAAATGGTTGCATTAAATAACGATAGAAAGAACACCGCTTTTGTAATTGGTGACACACCAATGAGACTAGCACCTAATGCCGTAGACATAGCAAATTGGAGCAACAATACCAATGGTGACGGGTTGGCCACTGCTGATCCATATCTTGCAGTATATTATCCGAGCGGAAGATCTACTGATTTACTAGGCAACGATGTTGTTGTACCACCCAGTCACATGGCATTAAGGACAATGTTGCGTAACGATAACGTGGCTTTCCAATGGTTCGCACCAGCCGGAGCTAGGAGAGGACTTGTTGATAATGCTAGCAATATTGGTTACATAGATTCTACCACCGGTGAATTTGTGTTTAACGGTATTAGAACTGGATTGAGGGATACGTTATATGAAAACAAAATCAACCCTATAACAAACTTGCCTGGCGTTGGTTTAGTGGTATGGGGACAAAAAACTCGTAATCCGTTTGCAAGTTCAATGGATAGAATCAACGTTGCTAGATTAGTGAATTATCTACGTACTATTTTTGCTAGAGTTGGTGATGGATTCTTGTTTGAACCAAACGATAAAATCACAAGAGATCAAATTGCAAACATTATTAGTGGGGCTGTAAATGATCTAGTTGCTAAGAGAGGAGTTTATGATTATCTGGTTATCTGTGATGAATCAAACAATACTCCAACTAGAATTGCACGTAATGAGTTGTATGTAGATGTAGCAATTGAACCAGTAAAATCTGTGGAATTTATTTACATTCCGATAAGATTAAAGAATCCTGGCGACATTGCAGCAGGAATTTAATATAGGTATATATTAGGATCGTATGGTCCTAATATTTCACCTTTGAAAAATGGTAAATACCTATAATAGGAGAATATAAATGGCAATAGCATCATTAACAAGATTTACTGTACCGTTAGCGACTAACCAAAGTGCCACTTCACAAGGTTTGTTAATGCCAAAAATGAAATATCGCTTTCGTGCGGTATTTGAAAACTTTGGTGTTAGCACTGACAGAGTTGAAATGACAAAACAGGTATCTGATATCAGTCGTCCTAATTTGAATTTTAATCCTTTTACCATTGAAGTATACAACAGCAAGGTTAATTTAGTTGGCAAGCCAAGTTGGGAACCTGTTAGTGTTAACTTACGTGATGACGCTGGCGGTAATGTTTCTAGACTGGTAGGCGAACAAATACAAAAACAATTTGATTTTGCAGAACAAAGTTCGGCTTCATCTGGAATTGACTACAAGTTTGTTTTAAAATTTGAAATGTTGGATGGTGGAAATGGTGCCAATGCAGCGACGGTGTTAGAAACATGGGAACTGTACGGTGCATTTTTAACCTCAGTAAACTACGGTGAAATGAATTATGGCACTAGCGAAGCGGCCATGATTCAATTAAGTGTAACATATGACAACGCTATTCAAACTCCGGCCGGCACAGGAGTAGGTACAGCAGTAGGTAGAACAATAGGCACACTGATCACAGGATAATTTTTATAATGATCAAAAAGCCCGGAATACTCCGGGCTTTTTTTTGGAATAAATATTTGTATGCCAAACATTTTTGATGGATTTTTAAAACAAGTAGCCCGTGGAGATCAAATAAAAGATCGACAGCATGCAGCGCGATTGTTTGTTGATAATAATTTTAGGCTAGCTCCTAAGTCTGATTGGATTTTTCACGTCTTTTTTGATTTAAACACTCAGTTATCTAGAATCAAAGACAGTATGAAACTTGTTGAACATGGTATGTTAGTAAAATCTGTTGATTTGCCAAAATTCTCTGTACAAAATAAAGTTCTTAACGAATATAATAGACCAAATATTATACAAACAAAAATTAATTATAATGATATAAACATTACTTTTCATGATGATCAGGCCAATGTGGTTAGGGGTCTTTGGTATGACTATCTAACTTATTATTATAGAGATCTTGACATTGGGTATTCTAGTACAAACGGTGCTATAAATCCTGTGCATTTTGCACCGTCATTGTACAACACAACTCAACGCAATATGCTTAATAGATTTGGGTATACACCAAGATCATTTGATTCGCAAAATGAACAACAATATATTAATGCAATAAGGATTTACAGCTTACATCAAAAAAGATTCAGTGAATATACATTAGTTAATCCTTCTATTGCTGGATTTCAACATGGTACACACAATACAGGTAGCGGTACTGGATTAGAGTGTTCTATGTCTATAGTATATGAAACTGTTTTATATGCAAGCGGATACGTTACTAAAAATACAGTTAAAGGGTTTGCAGATTTGCATTATGACAAATCTCCTAGTCCGTTAACTCCGGCTGGTGGTGGTACCAACAGTATTCTAGGGCCAGGTGGCATTTTAAATGCAGTAGATGACATCGTTAGAGATGGATCAGATAGAAATTTTGGTGCCGCGGCATTTAAAGCACTGAGAGCTTTTAACACAAACAAAGATGTCAATCTGTCAGGTTTAGCCAAAGCTGAATTGACCACCGCGGTGACAGACATGATACGAGGTAAAGATCCTCGAGATAGATTTTTTATACCAACAGCAGGTTCGTTAACAACACAAAGTTTTCCTGGTTTACAAAATGGGAGTGGTTCATTGTCAATGACATCAGGGGTAGCTACCAGCAATGGAAGCTCAATAAATCTTGGAGCAGTGGGAGGTTCAATAATACCAACCGCGGCAGCCGCATTGGGGGGACTTGGTGGTGCTTTGGCAGGTACATCATCAACAGTACCAGCTGGAGCATTTATAAGTCCAACAACTTCTCAAAATTTAATTAATAATATTAAAGGAGTAATTACAGGACCCTCTGGCGAAATGACAGGAGGATCGTTAAATCAAGTGTTTAATGTAAGCAAGCAAGGTGCAGTCACAAGTTCACAATCACAACCTTCATTTGATTTTTTAGCTGCTGCTGTAAAAAAACAACAAGAAACACTACGTTCAGCTGTGGGGTCACTACCCAGCGGAAGTGCAATAAATCTGTCAGACATGAGGCAAGGAATGTCATCGGCAATTACAGGAGCTCAATCTTTAGCTACAACTTTTGTTACAGGAACTAATCAATCTTTTGCCAAAGATCCGTTATTGCAAACTCCACATGCTGCTAAATTGGTACAAGGATCAGATACTATCGCAAGTCGCGAGGTTAAGAATTTTATTAATGATACAGGTTCAGTTCCACTGTCAGAAAATGCGACTTATTTTGGAACCTCTACACCCCCAGCTCCAAGTTCGGTAACTGGTGGATTTCAAGGTGGTAACTTTGGTAGAGCATAAAACATGATAGCAAATAGTTTACCATTGACATCTTCCTTGTTTGGAAATTCTAGTGGAATTAGTGCGGCCAGTATTAATTCAACAACAGTTAAAACAATTGAAGACTTACTTTTGCAACAAGTAGTAACAAAATTAAATGTAAAATTACCTCGTGTCCCTAGTAATCAAAAATTTGTCAAACAATAATGTCACAATTAAACCCTATAAAACATCCAACCAATCTTGATCGTGTAAATTTAGACTACATAACTTTACGCGATTATCAAAATTATTTTAATAACTTTTTTGAAGTTCCAGTTGAAGTATCATCTAACATTGATGCTGCGATAATAAGTTATTTTGAAACAGTGGCAGACAATAAAGAATCAGCAAGGGCTTTGGCTAGTGCGGTAATTTATACAAGTATCAAACAAGGTAGTAATCCCATGGACATTCTTCGCGAATTTCAAAAATTATCACCTGGTGAATTAAGTGAATATCTTGTGGCTTTTTTAAATTTAGAACGTGTAGGTAGTTCGTATTTGGGTATACGTGTGACACCAATCACAAACAAATATATCGCAAGGGCTATAAAATTTTAATGGGTAAATTTGCCAACGGTTTTTATCAAATTCTAAACCCTGACAAATATGTAGGAAAGCGTGTTCCACATTTTCGAAGTAGTTGGGAACACAGTTTCATGCGTTTCTGTGACAACAATCCGGCAGTGATACAATGGGCCAGTGAAGCAGTACATATTCCTTATACAAATCCATTTACCAATCGTAATACCATATATGTGCCGGATTTTATTATCATTTACCAAAATAAAAAAGGCGAGCGTATTGGTGAATTAATTGAAATCAAACCAGGAAAACAAACCACACTAGAAGCAGCAGGACGTAGTGTACGAGATCAAGCCGCCGCAGTACTAAACATGCACAAATGGGCAGCAGCCAACGCCTGGGCCAAAGAAAACGGCTTACGTTTTCGTGTAGTCACAGAATCAGATATGTTCTATCAAGGCCGCGCTCGGTAAATACGAGCATGACAAAAAAATTATCCGAACTTTTTGATCTTCCGGATCTAGAATCCACAGCCGAAGTTGATAGCAACGAAGCACTGCGGACCATTGCTGAAAACAAAGAAGTTATAGCAAAAGTAGATGACGCCATTGACAAAATTGATATAGCATTACCAACCGTTAGAGACCTAGAAGCCAGCGATCAGGAAATGGATGAACTAGCCAATTTAGCCAAAGACAAATTTGAAGATTTAATGGAACTAGGGATGAATATGGATCCTAGATTTGGTGGCGTAGTATTTCAGACAGCCGGAACGTTACTAGGTCATGCTATCACGGCTAAAACAGCAAAGATGGACAAGAAACTACGCATGGTACAGCTACAGCTACAAAAAGCCAGGCTGGATCATCAAAAAAGCAAAGATATTCCTGAAGAACGTCCTCTAGATGGTCAGGGCATAATACTTGATCGTAACGCACTGCTAGAACAGATTCTTCAAAAGAATAAAAATACATAAATACTGAACAAGAGGATTAAATCATGAAAAGTCTTCATGCTTATATTGCAGAAAGAAATACCACATACGATTTTCGCATAAAAGTAGCTAAACAAAACCCTAGTGAAATTATGGAAGAAATTAAGAATGCGCTGAATGCCTACGAATTAGTTAACATTTCTAAACCTAAGAGTTTGCCAATACAAGAACACAGAGAATTTCCAAAATGGGGTCCTTGTGAGTGCTGGCAATTTGAAGCTGAATTAGCTTACCCTGTAACTACCCCACAGATCTTACAATTACTAAAAACGCGAGCCGGTCTAATTTCCGAGTCGGTTTATGTGTATGGTAAAGACGAAGCTGATCAAAATGATTCATTTGAATCATACGGCAAAGATCATACCGGCAGTTTGTTATTAGATTCGGAACTTAAAGATGTTCCTGGCGGTCAAGACTTGGTAGGCGACCGGCGTAAAGATAACATGCTTAAAGAATTAGAAAAGCAAAGTCCAAAAATGGTTGCATTGGAATCAAATCCTGAATTAACTTCCACTCGTGCTGGTGAAAGAACTAAGCCGGCATCAACAACCAATCAGCTACCACAAGGAACAAAAAGTCCAGTGGGTAGTCAACAAAACAAATTACCACCCGTTAAAGGAAAACGATAATGAGTAACAATATCTACGATATCTTAAAAAAGATTAACAAGCTTGAAAATAATGTACAGACTCTGAAAGAAAGTAAGAGTATGGATAAAAAGAAAGAAGATAAAAAAGATGAAAGCAAGAAGAAAGACAAGGCTGATAAAGGCGCGATTGCTGAAGCAGTTGCGCGAGTTGAAAAGCAATTAAATGAAAAATATAACGGCTTCAAAAAAATGCGAGAAAGTCAAGTAGAAGAAAGTGGTCTACAAGCATATTTAGGTAAAAAGAAGTACGGCGAAACTGGAATGAAAGCATTACAGAAGGCCGGTCGTGAAGGTGCCAGTAAAGAAAAGATGGCCATGATCCGTGCCAAGCATGACAAGATGGATGAAGCTGTAGATCAAGAAGGACCATCAGATCTATTGGCTGCGGTTGAACAAGAAATCAATAACCCAGGGCGAAGTATTGATA